AGATGTTAGTGCAGTATCTGATAATCAGTATGGATACGTCCAAGTTGGAGGTGAATGTGAAGTAACCAACCACGATGGAACTTGTCCACTAAATATGGTATTGACATCACACGGTGTTGATGGTGGAACAACTGATGAAGGTGTTGCAGGGGAGCCAGGCATAGGCATAGTTATTGCCGACGCAGGTTCAACTACACCTATAGTACGATTAACTATACCAGGTATTATACCAGTAGAAGTTAACGGCTAGTAACTATTCTTAATTGAATAACAAACTGGGGGCTGGGTAACTGGCCCCCAAATTTGGAGAGAAGATGACAGGAAATGAAATGTTAACAAGCTTAGGCTACAGAATGGAGGATACAGGTCATACAGACTTTCCCTCTGCTCAGAAGCTTGTTGCTTTAAATGACGCACAAAGACAGGTAGTGGCCCTATGCTCTAATGAGGCATTGGTGCAACTCCAGTCAACAGAGGATTTAGATACAGTTGCGACTGATACAGATTTAGGTAGCTTGAAATATTTTGCACTACCATCCCCAACTGGAGAGCCTTTAATGAATAGAATAGTAAAGGCATATGATAAAACAAATTCAAGATTTATAGAAATGGTGTCCCCTAATGGCTTTGAAACTAATACAACATATAGCTATGGCACATTGGGAACCCTTATGAGAAACAGACTATATGTATCTACTGGAGATACAACTATAGCAGCGTGTATACTGGTATACATATCAACACCTGCAGATATCGCAGCTAATGGTAATGAAATAGAAAATTTAAGTGACTCAGTACAACAGGCTATAATAGAGATGGCAGAGTCTCTACTATGGAGACAAGACAATAGACAGCAAAGAGCTCAAGGTGCAAGCTCAAATGCAATAGCAATGATAACAGCAATCAACACCTCTACATAATGCCGATAAAAGAAGTACAGCTAAGTGGAACTCTAAACCTTCAAGACGATGAATATGCCATCGGTCTTAATGGCTTTGTTGAGCTAGTAAATTTAAGACAGCAAAACGGTAAGCTTGTCCAGAGATATGGTACAGGCTCTCCTACTACACTAAACAGTAAAAACATAGATAATATGGAGATATTTGTAGATAGAAGATTGCAAGCTGTTAAAGTTAAAAATGTTTTCACTAACAATATAACATTTGATGAAGATGATGACTCTCTTACTATAGGAGGGACTATGAACACTACAAATATTGATGCACCTGGTGGAGATGCTACAGATTTGACAAGCGTTTTTAAGCCTGGAGATACAGTATTTGTGCAATACAGCGATGGTGGTAGTAATCCTGGAGAGACGTATGTTATAAATACAGTAGCTTCAAATAAATTAACCTTTCTTGCACCCATAACAGATGAAACGCTAAATTCTAGTGGTGAATCTCTTATAATAGGCTTTGCTTTTGCTAATTTTGATGATAATGCACCATCTCCAATTACTGTAGCAGATGCAAACTCATTTGATGGAAGAGCGTGGATAACATCATACACAAACACAACTAAATTTTTATCCTTAGTAAGCCCATTAGATTTTACTGATAATATGGACCTAGAGAACTTCGGAGCAGGAACAGGAGATATGTTTATAAGACCCAAGGCATACACAGACGCAGTAAGAATAGCCTGTGGCCTAGACCACTCCCCTAGAATATTTAAGTACGTAAATAGGCACCATTTTAATGGAATTTTAAAATCAGTCTACAATTCTCACGCAGACCTTTTATACCCAAGATGGACTATTGATACAACAACCCCAACGGTTACAGCGAATACCTTTACATTAGAAGAGGCAAAGCTAGATGATTTAAATGGAGATGAATCAGCTACAGCTCCTTATTATGGAATAAGATATATACGTGGCATATTAGATTTAGATGCAAATTATTATCAATGGGTTTTTGTTCCAGTTTACGATGGGACTCAAGAAGGGCTATTTCAAGACCCATTATTAACTATAGATTCTTCAGATATGGTGACTTATGGAGAGTTGAGTAATCCATATCACGACACAATGGAAGGTGATTCTCTTTTAAGTAAGAAAAATAAAACAATGTTATCTACATTAAAAATAGATTTAACGGAATTAAATCCAAGAATGAGTGGGATTAATGTATACAGAAGAACTAATAATGGCACCCCATATAAGATAAAATCAATTTATATGGGAGATAATGATGTATCCCAAAAAACAATAACCGATGCCTATAGTGAAATAGATAGAATATGGTGGACAGGTGGTCCTGAGTTAACTGATGGTGGTAGTGATGGTGTACATACAGATTTGGATGATGCTATTTTAATGAATAACAGTGAGGCCTTCACCAGCCTTGATGATTCAGGGTGGACTAATTTCCAGGGTACAGGATGTCGCTCTTTAGAGCTAGGAGCTAATTTGGATGGATTAGTCAACAATACTGAAAGTTATAACGATAGATTAAAAGGAACAAGACTATTCCAATCTCATTTTAATAAAATATCCGAAGAAACAGAGGAAATTTTTGGTGGTGATGATATTATACAGTCTGGTGGCTCTCTTGATGGTGGATGGTATTTTGCAGGTGCAACAGAGTACGCCACAGGCACAATGGTTCATACAGACGTAACCGATGGGGGTGCTTTAGATGGAGAGATGGATGCTAGAGGGCAATCAACTTCCGTGATAGATGCGCCAGGTAATTATGCTAGTACATCTGGAGCTGATATGAGGTTTGGCAATAAAGGTAACGTAGTAAATGCTGCTGGAGTAATATTTGATATTCGTGACACAGATGACCTAGAAGGTACTTATACTATCAGTGGATGGATTGCAACTGTGGGGATGAACCATAAGGATGCTTCGTGGAGCTTTTGTGTACATACAGATAAAGATTTAGATGAGTATGCTGCAGTAGGAACTTTGCAGATAGCAAGTGGAAGGGGCATTAACAATGCAAATATGCCTTGGGTTTACTTTCAGAGAACTTTGGTATTACCAGCTAACCAAAAATTATATGGATATATTTGGATAACTACTCCAGATGATTTGCCTGTTGATAATCTTTATCGTTCTAATTTGAGGATATGGGGATTATCTCTTAGAGTCCAAGTAGCTGAACATTTATTGTCTGATAGATTAAGAGGATTTATGGGGCACGATGTGATGGTTAGTTCAGATATTCTGGATTTAGGTGTTTCTGAAGGAGCGTTAAAGGGCAATAGAATACAAAATTCCGTTGATACTGCAGCATATCCAGTAAATGTTCCTGCAGATAGAACGTATATAAGCGACAACTATGGTCAATTTATAAGAACCTGTGGATGGGTCCCTGGAATAGTAGCTACAGAAAATAATAAAGATAATTTCTTACTTGGCACCAGTAATTACCAATTCTATTCTAATGGGACTGATAATACTAATCAGTATATGCTACTTGATTTTTTAGATACAGGTCTGCCAGATATGGCACGACACCCCAATGAAACTGCAACCTCAACTAATGTTAACTTCAAACACGCTACGATGTTAAATGGTAGACAGTTTGTTGGTAATGTTAAAATAACATCTGATGAAGATATTGAGGAGTATCCTCACTTTGTAATGTTTTCAGAGGCTAACTCTCCTGATATTATTCCTACTACAAACTTTATACAGCTTCAAGACTTGCAAGGTGGAGAGATAGTTGGTATTGAATCACTGATGAGCGATATAGTTGTATTTATGACAAACGGAATATTCAGGTTAAGCGTGCCTAACAACAACCCACATAACTGGAGCTTAGTAGAGGCTCATAAGAATGTAGGGGCCTTGCACGATAAGGGTATTGTAAAAACAGATAACGGTATATTCTTCTTATCAAGAAGTGATATATACTTCCTAGACTCAGGGTTTACCTTAAAGCCTATATCAGACCCAATTAGAGATACATATCAAACCCAATCAATATTAGAACCAAATGAGCTGAGACTGCATCACAATATAAAGCATAATTATTTATATGTATTGTGGGATTCATCTATAGGGCTCAATTCTACTATTTTTTATGTTTATGATTTAAACAGAGGGGTTTGGTACCAAGAGACTCATTTATCGTTAGATGCTACCTATAAAGAGCTAGGAATAGATAATCTAGGGGGGAGTATTTTAATAGAATCAACAACAGACTCGTTAGTTAGGGAATTACACGATACAACAAGTTTTGAAGACAAGGGCTCTGTTGGTATACAATGGAGGATGAAAACAGGCAAGCAAATACTAAACTCTTTAGATATGAACGCTATTTTAAGAAGAGTGAATACGATTGTCACCCATAACGCCAGTGCAACTGATAACGATATGTCAATTATAACAGACACAGGGACGACAACAAAAACTGATTTTTTAGATGGTATTCAATCATCAAGGATATCTAAAAGAGGAAAGTACATCCAGATTAAAATAAGCCATACCATAGCTGAAGACTATCAGCACGAAATAAACCACGTGGATGTAGAGTATGAGTAGTCTAGGATATAAATCAGAAGACCCAGAAATAAACAAACTAATAACTAGACTCAATAAGATTTTATCTGAGCTAGAGAACAGATTAGATAATTTAGAGGAAAAGGTAGGTTAATATGATATGGGATAAACTAGTAGATAGATGTTTACTATTCACAGATGCTCCAGGGGGACTACTAAAGTCCTTACTAAAGGAAGCAGAGTCAGAGCTAGCAAACAAGTTAGAGCTTTATGATGCTATATACACAATAGTAGTACCATCTACTACTTCTGGACTTGGCATAACAACAAATGTAACAGATGTCTATGCAGACCATAACTACACAAGATTACCTATAAATTATTTAAAAGATATATCAGTAAAACATAAAGGTTTTAATCTAAAAAAAATAACAGAGGATGAGATATATAGAAAATCAGATGGTTCAATACCATCAGGAACACCAACTGGATACGCTATATCAGGAGACTATATATTATTTAATACAACGCCAGCAGGTGGAGATAAATTTATTCTTTATTATAAAGCTACCCTAGACGATAATGCAAAAGACAAGGTGTTGGCAATACAGCATTACGCTGATTTAAGCACAGACCAAATATATTTAGGAACAACTCTAGGTTCATTATTAGATGGGTTTACATTCCAAGCTGAGGCTAATACAACTGCTTTGTCTAATGGGACAACTGCAGTGTATACATTATTTGGGACCACTCCACTTCCAGATTTTTCTTTCACAAATTCACAAAGCGATGGCTCATCGAGGTATGATGTTGCAACACCAATGACAGGGGGTTCTGGCTCAACATTATCTAATTGGGTAGGGGCTTTAGGGAAAATGATTAATTACAGGAGTGTTGCACCACTTATTCCAGATAGATTTCATACCAGTTTATGTGACTACGCAATAGCGTTAGCAAATGCAAAGCAATCCCCAGACACCTATAATAGACACTGGTTAAAGTGGGAGGCTGGGATGGATTCGTTAATGAGTGAGGCTCAGGATAGGGACCTCATATTCAGCATTAGGGAGGAAATCTAATGTCGGTAGCAAAAAGAAATCTTAAGAATATATCTAAAAACATCAGAAGACACGGAAGGTATGGTGATACTGAGCTTGTGCATATGTCCCCACAGGAGATAAAGCTCCTTGAGAAATTAAGTGGAAAAAAAGCAACAATTAATCCTGTTACTGGCCTAAAAGAGTATTGGGCGTGGCTAGTCCCAGCAGCAATTACGGTAGCCTCTACTTATCTCGGTGCTAAATCAGCAAAAGACGCAGCAGAAGAAGCAACAGCTAAACAAGAAGAATTAGCTAGAAAACAAATGGAGAATGAGCTTAAGGCTTTAGAGGCATCTAAGCAGGTCACACCAGCAGAGGCAAGGGCAATGGCTAGTCTTGAGAAGGGTGCAGAAGAGGGCACTATGGATGTTGAGGCGTTAAATAGACAGATGTCACAGCCTATATACCAGCAAGGACAAGAACAGCAAGCCCAGGCCCAGGGCCAGATTACGACACAAGGTTTAGAGGGCTCTATAATAGCACAGGAAGTCTCCCAGAAGATAGGGGGTGATGTAAGAGCCAGTATAGCTGACCAGGCACGTTCTATCGCAATGGCCAATGAGCAAACAAAAGAGGCATCTAGAAGAGAGATGACACAGCGATTATTTGCAAGAGGTGATATGCTAAGACAGATAGCGATTAATAAAAAGAGAGTAGAAGAGGGCTTAGATTTACTTCCACTTCAAACTGAGATAGCTAACATTCAGACACAGGGAGCCTATGCTCAACAGATGATAGGTGGAATAGGTGCAGGTATTTCTCAGGGTGTAGGTGCTGGATACGCCCACTATAAAGATTATGGAACATTAGGTTTTCCTGGAAGTAGTACTGCCCCACCACCTGGTGGAACTTCAGGCTATAGTGGCGTTTCTTTGACTAAAAATAGAGGGTATAATAATGGCTAAGTCAGATAAAAAATTAATTAGAAAGTTTCAAAAAAAATACAAATGGGCTCCCAACACATCTTATAATGCAGGGTTTTATTTTGGTGAAGAGTATGAGGGTACACACTTTATTACAGATAAAGATGGTAAGATAATATCTATTGTAGATGAGCAAACAGGTGCAGAGCATAATCAAAATATTGTTAAACAAAAAGAACAAAAACAAATAGATATAGAAGTTGATAAAAAAATGAAAGAGCATATAGTCAAAGAAATAGCAGGAACAAAGAAAAAAAAGATGCGTACAAAAAAAGAATTAAAACTTCTAAAAGAAGACCCAGGGGCATTGCGTAAAAAACTAGATAACGCCTATATGGCATATGATGAAGCAAGTGCTAAGTTAAAGGAAGTTTATGACCCAGAGTTTGATGATATATCAGACATCCCAGAGGCAAGAATATTAAAAAGAAAGCAAGTAAATTCAATGAAAAACCTATACGATACAGCTACAGCCACTGGAAGCATTACTGGTGAAGATGAAAAGGGAAAAGCTTTTCAATATATTACAGGAATGCCAACTGTAATGAAAAAATCTACTTTAACCGATACAGAATTAGAAGAAATACCAGGAATAAAACCAGGAATGCCTAGAGGGAGTGCTCCTTTACGAGAACTATCAGATGAAGAGCTAATCAAAAAACTTAAACTAAACCAACAAAAATAATGGGATTATTTAGCAGAAAACCACTAACTCCAGACGAAAAGGATGTGGTAAGAGAGCTTTGGCAACGAAGTCAAGATAATCCTAGCATATTATCTGAACAAGATACCCTAATAGTTAATGAGCTATACAGCAGACTTGATGCTGAAGACCCATTTAGAACAGCCCTAGACCTCTCAAGCTCAGGGAAGATAAGCGATGAAGAAGCCCTGGCGTATGTAAATAAATATGGATACAAAAAGCCTACTCGCAAACTATACAAACAAATAAAAGGCTTAGGTCAGCCAGAAGCTCCACCTGTATCCCCACCTGTAGCCCCACCAGTAGAACCACCAGTAGAACCCCCATCCTCAACAAATATTACAGATGTAAACTCTGTCTTAGAGACTGAAAAGAAAAAACAAATAATCCAGCAGGCTATAGAAGAGAAGAATGCTCCAGAGAATATACAGAGCGAATTTTATAATACATATGATATCAACCCATTTGAAAAACCAGAGGAAGCCTTTAATCTATGGTTTGATGTAAAATCACAACAGAATCCTATTGAGCTTGCAGAGTATTTTGAGGATGGAACGCTTGACCTAGAGAACATAAATGAATCCTTCACTGAAGCCTTAAACGCAGGAAAGCTAGATAAAGAGTTTGGTGTTGTAAGACCAGGTGATGAACTAAAAGAAGAAACAAAATTTGATAAATCATTATTTCAGCCAGAAGTTGTCCAACCAGAATCAACAACAATAAAAACAGAAGAACCCCCAGTGGTAGGTAAAGACATCCCAGAAAGAGATATATGGCAAGCTGCATCAGAATTAAAATTATCAGAAATAGTTCCTTTTTATACAAGTTCACAAGAAGCGATAAGGCTAGCAAAAGCTCTAAAGTTAATAGGTCAACTAAAATCAGGAAACCCTATATCTAATGACGATAAAACCTTTCTAAAAGAATTAGCAGATGACAGAAAATTTGAAAAATCAACTATAGCAGCACAGGCGTTTGACACGGTAAAAGAGATGATTCCATTTGCAGGTGAAATTTTTGCAACATATGGTATATTTGGCATTGCAAAAAAAGGAACGCAAAAACTATTATCTAGAAAAATAAAATCAGAAATAAAAGATTATGTAGAAAAAGGTTTATTAATTGACACATCCTCAAAAATAGTTAAAGGGTCTGTTTTTGTAACAGAGACAGCATTGCTTAACAAAGGCTTTTTAACACTTAGTAAAATGGATGATAAAATATCTTTAGAAAAACAATTACCCCAATTTGAATTTGCCAATAATGGACTATTAATAACAGAGCAGGGTATGGATAAACATACTGCAGATAAACAGGCAACGTATGATGCGTCCAGAGAATTTTTAACAGAAATAGTAGGTGGAAGGTTTTTGCAGAAATTATTCCCAGCATTAAAAAAGGGTTTTAATAAGATAACAAATAAATTAACCCCAGGGCAAGCTGAGGTTGCTGTAGCACAGGCTACAACTAATACTATAGGAGATGCTATACAAAGAGTGACTGGGGTAACATTAAGAAAACAAGATTTAATAAAAGCAAGGCAGTTATTGCAGAGTTTTGGTTATGATGGAGTATTAGAAGAGTGGGGAGAAGAGCGTATAGGAGACGCAACAAACGAATTAGTTTATGCCCTTGCCAATGCTAAAGATGAAAATGGAGAGTCTTTGCTTCCAGGGTTTGACAATGAAGAATATGCAGATAATGTTGTAAGGGATTTAGCAAAAGGAGATTTGGGAAAGGCTTGGGAAAGAACAGCTGTCGAGTTTCTTGCCTTCTCTGTCCCAGCTGGAGGAGCAGTTACTTATGCAGGAACAAAAAGCTATTTACAAGAAAAAACAATAAAGCAAAAATTACCATTTTTATCTAAGCAAATATCTGACGCTGAAGAAAGATTAGTTGAAATAGAACCACAAATAAATAAATTAACAGAAATTGAAAAACCTAATCCAGACGATGTAATTAAATTATCAGATTTATTACGTGAAAAGCAAAAAATAAATACTCTACAGCAATTAAAAGAAATAATTATAGATAACCCAGAGATAGCAGATGAGGTAGACTTAAGTAAAATAGATTTAGATAAAGAAGTTACTTTAACTCAAAAAGAACTTGAAGAGCAAGGAGTGACTTTAAAGGGTGAGGGTCAAAAAGAAGACCAAGAAATAAGTAAAGTTTTAGGGCATACTGTAATAGCTAATTCTAAACTACAGTTAGGGTTAAACGAAGGAGCTTCATATGATACAGTTCTTGAAGAGTATTATGGTTTGGTTCGTAGAGGTGGATTAAATGAAGAGCAAAGAGAAACCTATAACGAGCACTATGAAAAATATAAAACAGATGAGAACTACAGAATAGAGGTTAATGAGTTTATAAATGATATGCACGAGAAGATGGGACTGGAGAAACCTATTGCAGATACATCTCAGTCACTTAGCTCAGATAAACTATTCGACAAAGAAGGGAAGTCTTACGAGTATAAGTCTGCAAGAGAGCCAAAGCAAGATATGGCTGATAAGGTATATGACTATGTAGGCAGGATGTTTAAGAAAGTTTTTGGTAGGTCTGATAAAACAGATGAAATGAAAGAGGTCTACAAAAAGGTAGAGAAAAGAAAATTAAAGATATCCTCAAAGAGAGCACAGAGACAAGAAGAAAGAGAAGAGCGAAAAGTAAAGAGAGAAGCTAAAAAAGAAGTTAAGATAGAGAAGAAGCGTAAGAAGCTCAAGCCAACTGAAGAAGTAGCAGAAGAACAAGAATTTGAAGCAGAAGAATACGAAACAATTCCAGACCCAACATCATCAGAGCTACCTAAAATTATTAAGACTAGAAAGAAAGAAGCTAAAAAAGTTAAGGAAAAGAAAAAGATATTTAACTTTATTAAGAATAGAACCAAAAAGATTAAAGTTAAAAAGATAGAAAAGCTGTCTCCAGTGGCTATGCGAGAAATTAAAGCTAAAATAGAAAGAGCCCCAGAGGTTAACATACCTGATGACCAGAGAGAACCCCTAGAGATACTAAGAGCTGTGCTAGGAGATGAGCAGTTTACAGAGCTTACTGGTATTCCCTCAGGCCCAATAGCGAACCTAGACAAGATAGACCCTAAGATTATACCAGCTCTTACTAAGAAGTTCCCTGAGTATATGGCTAGCCTAAAGAAGATAGATATTATAGACCTTATACCAATAGAAGAGCAAAATAAAATAATAAACCAGGTATCTAAGGTAGTAGGCAAGAAAACTATAGAGCCTATTAGATTAAAGAAGCTTAAGCCCAAGAAGATACCTAAGGGAGTATCATACCAGCTAGCCCCAGCTTCATTGTCCAATCAAAAGTATGGAGCCATTAAAGGATTTGTAAAAGAATTAGCTAAAGAAGGTGAGCCAGCTAGATTTTGGTACGAGCAATCAGGTAAAGCTTTATTAGATATTACAGGTGGAAACAAAGAAGAAGCGAAAAAATTATTATCAATTATAGCTATCACATCCCCACAGATGGATGTGAGCACTAATTTTGGTCAAATGATAAAGGGGTACTATAAGGCAATAAAGGGTGATGAGCCTTTAGCAGGAAGATTCCCCCAGGCGATGTCTAAAAGAATTGAAAAAGTAATGGCAGGAGAGGAATTTAGAGGATTAAAGACTGATAAATTTTATAAGAATTTGGTGACTGTGATTGATGGTGGTGTCCCTGATGTTACTGTTGATATGTGGATGATGCGAGCTTTTGGTATAGATAAGGACAGACCAACGGAGTTTGAGTACAGACAAATAGAAAATCACGTTCAAAATATTGCAAACGATTTAGGGTGGGAACCTCACCAAGTTCAAGCAG